GAAGGGTGTCGTGGGTCAGATCGAATACTACCAGAAGGGTCTGTGGGTGTGCGTGAAAGCCGGTGAAGCCGCCAGTGCTGTCGAGGATATGGGTACCAGCAATTACTCGTTGTGGGAAGACGCTTTGGCCCACGGTCCGAACGCGACCTTACTGGCGTCGGGTGATACAGGCCACATTGTGTCCGTCGACCCGGCCACGGGCGATCTACACTACACGGCGGAAAACACAATCACCGCCGATTAGGAATAGGCTTCGCCGGTGTGGACATTCACAGTATAAAATGTATGTGAATAATATGGTACTACGTAAAGAATACACAAATAGTAAAATTGAATGTCCCATATGTTCTAAAATGCGCGCAAAAAATTACATGATCTGTCATTTAAAAATCCGTCATTCAAACTGTTATGGAACTGATTTATGGTTTAAATATATGGAAAAATATAAACAAATCATAAAAGAGAATAAAGAAAGATTCTTATAATTTTGTAATAAAACAAGTATTACAAAATTACAATAGTTGATGAGTTATAATTTAGATTTAAAATTATAAGTTTGTCCATACCTGTTCATGAAAAAATCTATAAATTCCTTTATACACGGTGTTATTCTTTCGTCTTCGAAAGTGTGTGTATCCAGCGCGGTGTTCATGTGGTATAACCACCGGTCCGCTCCTTGTTGCGTCATTATGGCCTTGGCGCTATCGTGGTGTACTTCCAGACGGGCTTCGCCACCCGGGTACCTTTTCCCCCCTCCCATTGCGTCTGCCCAGAAATTGGTTTGTTTTTTAACGTGGTGTTCCAGCGTCCCTGAATCTTTGAACGTGTTCCTGAACAGTTCATCTTCTTGGTCGTTCAGCACGTTTGTGTAGAACGTTGTTATTATATCCTGTAGTTTTGCTTCTCCTATTATATCGTAAAGTTGCCAGAAGTATATTTTATCCGAACTTTCCTCTTTCAATTTATGGTGTACGAATCCTAGTTTCATGCCGTTAATATATACAATTAAAAAATACACGCGCTACGTGATTATAATGGATCTCAACAGGTTCAGACTCCGACTGAATGTTAACAAAGTATCCGATCCTTTGATGGGCCCGATTTTAATACACGAGCACACAAAGGGGTCCAAATTGATTCAAGGGTGGGTTAAACACACTGGGGCCAAGTTGTGTTGGCACGTGTGGGTGGAGACCAAAGAGGGTACGAAGATTGACATGTACGCGGGTGATTTCGTTACGGAGTACGTTTATGACGCAGGGGAGGAGTATGACTCTGACCGCCAGGCGTTGGACGCCTGGGAACTGTATCAGAACAGTCCAAAGGAATACTGGAAGTCTCATCGGATGGGACTTCGTTCAAAGCTCCTAGCCAGTCTTAAATAATATTTATCTTTTTCTCTGATACGTCGCGATTTCATACGACAGACCACAATTAAATACTAAAAGAGACTCTAAACGTGAAATCTTTTGATTAAACAATAAATTATGTGTCACCTATTAGTTCATATAATTTATTGTTAACAACATACACCATCTAAGTTTGAAATTTGTTGTGTCTGACCCTGCAACCGTTCATGTCCTGGATTTTGTATACTTTCGTTCTGTTGCCTAATCGCAGATAAACGACATTAAAGTTGTTCGTACCGCCCACACCGTGTTGAAGCTTTGTCACATTATTAGAGACACTCGTTGTATATAATATAATAGAATAATAAAACAATGATTCGTTCCAGGGTACCACTCGGATTTCCCTGGGCGTTGGGTACGAAAAAGACGAAGGGTTCTAGAATGCTCTGTGGTAAGAAAGTTGCGATATTTCCAGATCAAAATGGAGTCACGCGCGTCGTTGATGACACGTGTCCGCACAGAGGGGCCAGTTTGTCGAGTGGTAAAGTGGTCGGTGGGTGTATCCAGTGCCCCTATCACGGCTGGACGTTTAACGGGGGTGGTAAACTCGTTGATATTCCAACTTCCAGTATGGCACCAAAGGAAAGTAATATAGTGTCGTATCCCGTAGAAGAACTATATGATTTTGTATGGAGTGTACCAGACGGTACTTGGGTATCTCCGCCAATTTACCCACCCATTGACGACGACGGGTGGCACACGGTTACCGGGTCTCGTGAAGTAAAGGGTAACTGGATTGACTGGGTGGCAAACTCGACCGATATTAGCCACATCAACTACGTTCATGATTTCGCGGATGAAAACAACGGAGCAGTTGAACACATGTCTGTGGAGAATACGGTGGCCCATACAAAATGTACGGCGTGGGTCACACCCAAGGCCGCGCACCCACTTACAAGGCACATGCAGATTACAAAAAGTCCTATAGTTTCAGAGTTTATATATCCAAACACAACGATTATTCATATTAAATTAAAAGAACCATATGAGTTTGTCACATACACAACTCTTACACCTATAAACCGGACCACGACCAGAATAACGTGGTGCTTTGCTCATAATATAAATTTAGGAACCCCCGTGATGTTGAAGATGCTCAACGAGCACTTTCGGTGGCAGGTGGAAAAAACAATATCTGAAGACGAGGCTATAATTTCAGATATCCCTGAAGACTTTGATTTCAGAGTGAACGTACCCTGTGACAAATACCAAACAGCTGTTTTGGATAGATTACACAGTATGCTCATTGACAACGAAGAAAATCTGTTCTATATATTAGACTGATGTCGGACGTTGTAAATTACAGCCGGTTAAGAAGAATTATGCACGTGGCAGAATCTTCTGACGACGGTGCCGATATCCCAACATGTATATGTGTATTTATAATTATTCTTGTGATACTTGGTCTTTATAAGAGATATCGGGACAAATCTAACGTCTCAGGCATTCGATAGTATTTCCAATGTGTGTTTGAGTTTCTTCTTTAGAGATTGTACAGCCTTTGGTTTTAGTTTTCTTAAAATTGTTATATGGTTCATCACGTCGATATCTTGTGGTATCATACCGTATGATGCCATTACCTTTACAGCCTGATCTTGATCCTGTAAACATATGTCTCGTAAAAGGCAAATCTCGTCAACCCCTATCCCACCTTTACTCCTGATCTTAATACCCGTCATTTTGGACATTCTCATTTTCTGGTTGTTGAACTTGGTCCACGAACTCCCCTGGCGGATACATTCCTTGTTGAGAACTCCTCCAATTTCTACACACGGTTTAACTATACCGTGGTGACAGAAATGAGGTAGAAGATTCCAGTCTCCTGCGTATATTTTAGAATCGTATACATCTGCCAAAGACATGTCGTCTATGATACCCACGTGATTCGCATGCTTGGCATCCGTATAATTTTCGTGTACGACACCCCACGAGAACCCGTGATCTTCCACAAGTTCACCCACAGAATGCGAATCTTTTTCGGTTAAAAGTTTATAGACGTAATCCTTTGGCGACATGAAAATATCTTTATCATCCGATTTCTGTATGTACATCAGAAGGTCTCTAAGGTTCCCACTTGCCTTCTTGACACACGACAAAACAAACTCGTGGTTATTCAAAAGTGGAACTTCGTTTGAAATGAGTTCAACCTGTAAACTTTCTGACAGTGGTTCTATGTGAATACAGTCGCAAAAGTCTACGTTTTTTATTGAGTTTGTAATTATTATTGTAGACCCCTTTGATAACTTTTTCTTTTCACCGATTTGTTTCCATGTCGCACTATCCGTGTCTATATTATCTATAACAACATGACAGTTAGATTGATCCAAGAGGTCGATATCTGTTTTATAATCAAAGTCTATATATATTTCGTTTTGGAGTAATTGTTGAATTATAAAAGTTTTTCCAACCCCCACCTTCCCATATATACATATTGTTTCATTATTGTCTATAATATTTCGAATGGTTTTTGATACATTTTCTCTGCCAAAAATGTATATTTTTTTTTGTTTCTTAATTTTAACAAAGGCGTCCATGTCTACAGAGTACGACGATATATACAATCAACTATTTGATATCGTCCTAAAAAACCCAACGGTAAAAGGTCGGGTGAGGCCTATTATATTTGGGGGTGTATTTTTTAACTTGCTCATCCTGGTCATCTTGGTCATCATCCTCCTAAAGGTCAACGCCATCCACTACAGTATCACCGGGGGCTGATTCACAATCGTAACGGTCGCCTCGCCGTAGACTGCTTACAATACCTCTGGTTTTCAGAGATTCTAGTTCATTTATTATAGTTTCACAGTCAGTCTGTTCGGCTTTAATCGTATCCAGAAAGTCCTGGGCCGTCTTTGTAGTTATTGTTAACTCGTGTATACTATCAAACATTTCGATGGGTCTAACGGTGGATATTTCTGGCATGGATATACAATGGGACGCAAATTTATGTTCGAATTGTTTTAAAATGCCACCCGGTACAGGTGGAGACTGCTCGACCAGTCGGTCGAACTCAGACCTGCAGTTCTCAACCATCTCGCCCCCCTCGTGACCCCTTTCCGTTCTGGGCAAACTCAGTTCGAGTCTAATTATACGCGAAAGCTTACCATAGTGGACCGAACTCACCCGGTGGCTTTCCTGCAACTCGTTCACCTTTAAGAACTGGGCGATGGTCGTGAGTATCGCTGCAAAAAGATTCAAAGTTCCGATACCCGCGGGTACGTACGCCCGCCAAGGGGGTGGGAATGTCTCTTGGGCAAAATTCGCCGTACCTGTTAGAGTACTAATAATAATTATTGGTAATGTAAATCTCATCGTATATTGTTTGTATTTTTGATAAGATTTGTAATGAAGGTATCGATAACACGCGCACGATTCTCCCCAAGCTTTCAAGATTTTTTCGTGCTGAGAGTGCCACTGCGTCGGTGTTTTTTTGTTAGATTCTCCTGAAGCTGGTTCCATTATAAATAATAATTATTATATTTAATAAGATGAAAGTGATACTATACAAAAGCCCCCAAAAAAACAAAAAATACAGGGTGGAATTGCCCGACGGGCGACATGTTGATTTTGGCGCCAGCGGGTACTCGGATTATACAATACATAAAAACCCGGAACGAATGCGTCTTTATGTACAGAGACATGGTGGTAAAGTGCCCGATAAGTCACCCGGATTACACAATAAGATGCTAAAGGTTGTAAAAAGCAACAAAGAAACCTGGTCGGCAAACGGCATCGACACGGCTGGCTTTTGGTCCAGGTGGCTGTTGTGGAGTTACCCCGGTATCGGGTCGGCCAAGAAATTCATGACGAAGAAATTCGGAATAAACTTTGTCAAACCTACTTAATAATATAATTGTTCGGTTTCGTATAGTTTTACGGTGTAATCGCCAGCCTTACCCGTCACGGACACCTTTTCACCACCGTAAAGTTCCTGGCATCCGATATCCTCTGTACATTCTCTATCCTGGTGTGAAATTGGGAGCGAGTATATCTGTTCCCCGGGAGATCCGGAATAATACTGATATCTATCCCTGCGCCCACGCGACGAACGGCCGTAAAGAGGGAGAATGTCACCCGCGTCGTTCAATAACAAGCCCATCTGCTGAAATTGTTTGGGTTTATACTGCTTATACGGCGCCATGCGGAATTCTGGGTCTCGGTATACTCGTGGCTCTGTGTAGACCGGGTACGGGACCAATATTTCTTCTGGCTCGGCGACGGGTGTCTTGTAAATAAGTACAATCAAGGATATAATGATCACTAGAAGAACAACCGTTAAAGCTAACATCTTTATATATATAAATGATAATAATTAGTATAGATGTTGGATATCACAACATGGCAATGGTAAAAATAAAGACAGACGACGATTTCAGACTTACGGTGCATGACGTACACGTGATTAACATAACGAAAATATACCATAAAAGGGTGTGTAGACGCGACTGCAAGCTCCCGCACACGTCCGAGGTGGCTGATCTAATGGCTCACTTCATTCAAGAGTATGGCGAAATACTGGATGAAGCGGATATGGTTCTGATTGAAAGACAACCACCGACCGGACTGACACAGATAGAGACCCTACTCCTTTATCTGTACCGATCTAAAACACATCTCGTGTCCCCCAACTCGATGCACTGCCACTTTAACATTGGTCGGTATGAATACGAAAAACGTAAAGAACATACCATAAAAATAGCAGAATCATACTTGGATGGTTTTGAAAATTTGGGAAGAGTTCACGACGCGTCCGACGCGGTGTGTCTGGCCATTTTCCACACCCACAAAGAGAGAGAAAGGATTAGACTTAGTAAGATAGATAGAAGTGTACCCTTTGATATGTATAGATATGAAGATAGAGTTTGAGAAACACGTGGGCGAGTTGGACCCGGAAACAGACAAGGTTATATTTTACGGGTTGAATTTTAACGGAGTTCTAAAAGCTATACTATTCTTGAAACAGCTTCCACCGAAACTGACATACGTCCCATGGTGTTACAGAGGGCAACGGGGGTTGCTAGACGAAGCGGATGGAAGTGTTTACCTCAAAGACAGGTGGTTTCCAGATGAAGAGTTCGCCCGGGAGATAATAAAAAGTGGATAGAAGTAAATAATGGTTGATGTGAAGAAAAAAGTAAGCGAATTGCGGAAAACAAAGGGGGCGGTTTATTCGCCGTTGAAATATTTTGAAGGGTTGAAGACTGCGAAGGAAGTCGAACAGAGATATAACCGAATATTGAAAGGTTCAAAAACCGCGACGGGCGACCCAAAGGCGTACAGACCATTCAAGACTGATAAAGGTAAAAGGGTGCGAAAGTCGAGTCACACAGCGAGATTTGATAAGAAATTCCCGGGTGCAAAGAGCTTATCAAACAAGGGAAAGGTAACCGGAGTTCCTTTGCCGGTGATAAAAAAGGTATACAACAGAGGACTGTCCGCGTGGAGGACCGGTCACCGCCCCGGGGCCAGCCAGCAGGCGTGGGGGTACGCGCGTGTGCACAGTTTTCTGATGCGAGGGCCTACGTATTATACAGCAGACAGTTATCTCGTGAAAGAGGCAAAGAAAAAGATGACACAAACAAACCGCCGTAGGTGGGAAATTAGATAAAAGAAACGCACATAAGTAGAATATAAAATGACTCTCAAGATCAGGAAACTTTGTACAGAGGCCGAGCTCCCTGTCAGGGGGTCCGCCTCCGCAGCCGGCTACGATATCAAAAGTATCGGCTCGGTTGTCATTCTCCCCGGCAAGAGGGCGGTGATACCCACCGGTATCTCGATCGAAATGCCACCGGGCGTGTACGGCAGGATCGCACCCCGTTCGGGGCTGGCCGTGAAACACGGTATCCAGGTGGGCGCCGGTGTAATTGACGCAGACTACCGGGGAGAACTCAAAGTTGTGCTATTCAACCACGACGACAACCCGTACGTGATTAAACCCGGGTACCGGATTGCGCAGCTCATACTCGAACAGTGCATGACTCCAGAAGTTCAGGAAATATTTGACATCAGCGACACGTCACGAGGTGGGGGTGGGTTTGGGTCAACCGGGGTTTAAATTTTATGTGTCTATAGAGTATGGAATTCAACTTTATACGACACAGAGTTAATAATGGATACATGTCCATTATAGACCCGTGTTCTAAGCCTAGGATTTTATGTTTTAAACACAAGACATCTGCGAAAGTGTGTATGAACCATATGGCGACCTTTAAAGCCAAGCATGGCATGTGGCCGTCAGTCGACTTGTCACAGCACAGTATAGAAATAGTAAATAAAGAAGTAAAACATAACAAATCAACTGTAGAAGAAATAGAGAGTGAATTAGATATCGATACACTGGATATACACGAATTAAATGAAATCGGATCAACTACAAACATTTCATTTCTTTATTGTCACAAATATGGAACTCTAATGGATGGGATGTACATCTCATTATCCGGGCAAGAAATAGATCCAGAAATTGACCGTGTGTTATATACCGAACGCCTCGACCTTTACATATGAAGTGCACACACCTCATTCATGGGGAGGCACGTGGATGTATCATTACACCACACGTAACCATTCGAAATAACACAACCCCAACGATCACCACGGGTTCCAGAGAGAGTCTTGGCGTCGATCGCGAACGACCCACACGGGGCATACGAGGGGGTACACGATTCCGTGTGGTTGCACCAGCTATAACCAGCTGAAGTAATGCACCCCCACCCATCTCGGTCGGCACCCAGTGTCATATCAGTCACCGGATGCACGTGAACACCGAACGGTCGGATGGATGTCGCACAGGTCACGAGGTTGGCAAGGGCAACAAGACCGAGGAGAATCGCAGACTTCATCATGTCTATTATACTATAGTATACCGCGTTTCTTTTATTTGAGTAATACTCAAATAAAGGTGTTGGTTGATAACTCCATAACGATGGAGGCCACGTATTGTGTTGTGGACCGCTCTGGTTCCATGGCCAGTTGCCTGCTGGATACAGTTGGTGGGTTTAACTTATTCTTGAACAATCAACCATCTGGCTCCGTGGTAAGTACGTATCTGTTTAATAACTATATTACCGAGTTACACCGGTGCCAAGCAGTCGAAACCGCTGCCAGGTTATCCGTGTCCAACTACCGCCCATCCGGTGGTACGGCCCTTTTTGACGCAATCGGGCACGCGTTGGAATTGGCAAGTAACTGCACGGCTGAGTCGATTTCGATTGTAATTCTTACTGACGGTGATGAAAACGCAAGTAAGAAGTACACGTCTATTGAGATTAATTCTAAGATTGAACAGTGTAAGAAGGATGGGTGGAACTTTATTTTTCTGGCAGCCAACCAGGACGCGATCAGGAGTGCTAGTATGATTGGTATCCCCGCGAGTGGAGCCATAACTTTTGACACAAAGTGCGTTCAGACGGCATTTAAGGTGGCGTCGGACGCCCTGACGCGGGTTCGAGCGGGTGACTCCCAGACGGTTGAATTCTCCCAAATTGAGAGGACCGCCAGTTGTCCGTATGGCATTTAAATACTCTTCAGTTTATACACGTCTCCAGCTGGATCCTCCGCATAAGGTATATCCGGGTCACGTACAAATGATTACGTATACGATTGGAAAAAGGTAACGTGGTTCGGTGCGTTATCCGACTTGATGAACGGGTTGATAAACGCCACAGCTACTAGTACAGAGGGTGTAGAAGGACTTATTAAGTGGTTAACAAAGAATATCAAATGGGTGGGTGTGGGTGCGGTTATATTACTGATTTTAATGATCGCAATTAGGTTTATACCAGAGAGTCAGTCGACGGCATAGATAAAAATATAGCTCAATATATAATTAGCTATGGACCAACCACAGGTTCGCATGAAGCAGCGGGCGAAGGAGAAGGCGAAGAATAAAGGCACAATATACTCACAAAAGCACATTAGAAGACTCACAGAACAACGCGAAAGGTTCGCACAGAACCTAAATCTTCCGAAGAAAGGACCTTGAACACGGACGTCTTGACTATCTTAGCCCCACCTTTGGTTACAAAGGATTTCATCTTCTTAAGTTCACCAGGGCTCATCTTTCTGGTGTACTTAAGGGCGATTACATTTTTTCCAACTTTCAACTGAGTGCTCGCAGCCATTTATACTACACGCATATTATTTACCCCCGCGGGGCTTATCCGCAACCGGGAAGTCCTCGGGTGGCTTTCCACAAACTGGTGGAATCGTGGCCGTAAGATCACAACCGACGATCTTCGGGGGTTGCTGGCAATACATCTTGTAACAATAATAACACATGATTCTTTAAGCTAGTTACTGAACGCCAGACCCGCCATACCGTTTTTCAAACGCAAAACGTTCCAGTTTACCGCGTAGAGATACACGGGTGACGGACCCATGCTTGTAGGTGAATCGATTTTAATTGTGGAATTATCCAATCGACTAAAATTTAACGAACCACCTGGCTGAGTCCACGACATTGACAGCGTGAATGGAATTGTGTAAAGGGGGTTGTTGTTTTTATCGGAATATATATGTTGAGGTGTGTGTTTTGCGTGGTGATACGGTACAACATTATGAAAATAGATAATACTCATATCTTCGAACAGATTTGTACCATTTATATATAAACTCATGCTCTTAAAGGACAACGGGCCACCTGCTAAATGCAGTGCCTGTACCGGGTGGTTAAAATAACTCGTGTCAATCGACGTATCAGTTGCACTGACACTGATTCTCTGAACCTGTGGGATCAAAATCTGTTGGTCTGAGTCCACGAAGTGCTGTCTCTCATCTGTATCCAGAAATATATAATTAGCATATATTTTTGGGGCACCCCCAAGATCATTTAGCCCGGGTCTACACTTTATACGAATTTCAACTTCGTGATACTGAAGGGCTAACATAGGTAAAGCATTTTTGTAAGAATCACAAAAGAAAAAATGTAAAGGAAAAAAAGCACTCTCTGACGGATCGCCCTCGACCATGCTCCAATGTTGTGCGGCGTCACACTTGGAAGTGGTGTCCGCGTACCCGGCATAAGGCCACACGAGCGACTGAAACATGGAATCTTGGCGATCGATGAGCTGCCCTCCTATATAAAGTTCTATATCAGTCGGAGAACTGTCGGTATAATAAGTATTAACCAGTGAGTTGGAAGACGTAACATCATTAATCTCCGCATTTTCAATCCATATATAACTTAAAAGATCACCTTTTGGTGGAATTTTCACCACAACATCGTGATTAGCATTAAAAGTACCTGTGTAGTCCAGACGGTACGGGCGAAACGAAAAATTCGTGTGACGCTTATAGGCGCTACGAAAAAACGAAACTTCAGGCTTGCCTGTGAGGTACACATCCTGGGCACCTTTCGAGACTAGGTCGACTAATGCTCCTGACATTGTTTATTGTAATACCATATTAAAAAAATCGGGCGTCTAGAACACAAGGAGAAATGGTCGTATTTCAGGCTCTCTCGTGGGAAGCTAGAGATGTGGACGACGAACATCTTATAAGTATATTCGGCCGCACGAGTGAAGGTAAGTCTGTATGTGTAACGACGGCATTCAAACCATATTTTTTCGTAAAGTTGAGCAAAACCACCACGGGTGCTGGTGTGCGAGCACTGTGGAGCAAGTTGGGTGACGCGCCTGAATCTTACGATCTTGTAAAGTCAAAGGACATTTGGGGTTTTCAAAACAATGAAAGGTTTCCGTTTATGAAGTTAAATTTTACTTCCCTCGAGAAGATGCGCAAGTGTAACGCAAAGCTCAAGTACCCTCTCAAAGGTGATTCGGTACCTCAAAAGGTTTTCGAGTCTAACCTGGACCCCGTCCTGAGGTTCATGCACCGTTCTGGTATTCAGTCAACTGGGTGGCTTGATACGGGATCCTCGTGCGTTCGGGCGAATCTTACGTATTGTAATGTTGATTTATTCTGTACCGACTGGAATACTCTTAAACCCGTCGCGAGTGACGACGTGGCTCCCTTTGTGTTGGCGTCGTTCGATATCGAGTCATACAGTTCGACTGGCAAGTTCCCAGACGCCAACGTGCCAGGTGACGCCGTTTTCCAGGTTGCTTTCACTCTGAAAAACCTGGGATCTCCTGATATCCACGAGCGGGTGTGCTTCTGTTACAAGGAAACCGCACAGCCACCCAACGGCACCGTCGTGAGCTTTCAGACCGAAAAGGATCTTTTGATGGCTGTACAGGCGTATATAATCAAGAGCGATTTCGATATCCTCACGGGGTGGAATATATTCGGATTTGATTTGGAATATCTTTTCATCCGGGCGACTGTCAATGGTTGTCTTGAAGAGTTTTCGCAACTTGGGCGGATCAAGGATTGTCCGTCTGAGATGTCCTACAAGAAGCTGTCGTCGAGTGCGCTGGGTGACAACCTTTTAAAGTTATTGCCAATGCGGGGACGATTTATATTCGACCTATTCCACGAAGTGAAACGCGAGCACAAGCTAGAGTCATACAAGCTAGACTTTGTGTCCAATCACTTTCTGGGTGACCGCAAGATTGACATGCCTCCTAGGGAAATGTTCAGGCGTTTTGTGACTGGAGACCCTACCAAGTTGGGCGAGGTTGCGGAGTATTGTATCAAGGATACTGAACTCCCTCATCGACTGGTTGACAAGCTCTGTAACATGCTCAACCTTATGGAGATGGCCAAGATTACATGGGTTCCTATCAACTATCTGGTTGAGCGTGGTCAGCAGATCAAGGTATTCAGTCAGATTTGTCGAAAGGCTCGCGAGAAGGGTTTCATGGTTCCAACTATCCAGTACGGGAAGGTACCACACGAGCAGTACGAGGGTGCCACGGTGCTTGATGCTCAGATCGGCGCTTATTACACCCCGATCACAGCCCTTGATTTTGAGGGTCTGTACCCTTCCATTATGATGGCTCACAACCTCTGTTATTCCAGTCTGGTTTTGGATCCCAAGTACGACAACCTACCGAATGTTGAATACGAAAGCTTCGATATTAAAACCCCGTCGATTGACCCGGATGGCAAACAGCGAGTCGGTAAGGATGGAGCCTTGGTGTTCAATATTAATACATACAAGTTTGTCCAGAACGTTCCCAGTTTGATCCCAGAGATCCTATTGGAGCTTAAGACGGCTCGCAAACAGGCCAAGAAAGATATGGCCAACTCGACTGGTCAGATGAAGGCGGTGTACAACGGTAAACAGTTGGCATATAAGATTTCTGGTAACTCTGTTTACGGTTTTACGGGTGCCGGCAAGGGCATGCTTCCGTGTGTGCCTATCGCAGCCACTGTTACGTTCGAAGGTCGCCACATGATTGAGCAAACCAAGGAAAAGGTTGAATCGCACTTCCCGGGTGCCATTGTGAGGTACGGAGATACTGATTCCGTGATGGTTGAGTTTCCCGTCGGTGACCGGTCCGGTGAGGACGCACTCGAGTACAGTTGGAAATTGGGCGAACAGGCGGCGGAGCTCTGTAATGAAATGTTCAAAAAACCCAAAAACCTAGAGCTTGAGAAGGTATACTGGCCCTACATTCTATACTCTAAAAAGCGTTACGCTGCCAAGATGTGGACACAGGGTCGCGACGGCAAAATGAAGATGGACTGCGTGGACGTAAAAGGTCTCCAGTTGGTGAGACGGGATAATACTCGTCACGTTCGCGATGTGTCTCGCGAGATTCTAGACATCATTCTGGAAAGCGATAATCCCAACCCAGCCAAAGAAATTGCGTATCAGCGAGCGGTTGAACTGTTGGGTGGAAAGGTTCCTATGGAAAAGTTAATTCTTTCACAGGGTTTGGCCGACAGCTACAAGAATGAGAACCTCGCCCATGTGCGAGTGCGGAATAAGATGCGAGAGCGGGAGCCCGGCTCGGAGCCCAAACCGGGCGACAGAGTACCGTATGTTCTGGTAAAGTCTGGCATCAAAAACGCAACCCAAGGTGACCGCGCGGAGGACCCGACGTGGGTTTCCAAGCACAACCTCCCGTTAGATTATACGTATTATTTCACAAACAAGTTTATGACTCCTGTGTGCGACCTTCTGGAACCGTTGATTAAGAACCCCAAGGAGACCATATTTGGGGACCTCGTACCCAACAAGAAGGATCGCGGGGTGAAGAGTGCCAGTATCACAGACCTATTCAATAAGCATAAACAGAAAACGCTAATGAATAGTAAGGATAATAACAATGGGCCTGAGTGAGCTTGTTGTGGCTCAGGTGTTCAAGGCTGTCGAGGATGAACTTACTAAACAGGTGAATTATAAAATGTCTAAATTTGCAGACTTGATATCCAAACGGCATGGTATTCCGCTAAAATTACTTTTAGAAGATATGAGGACGACCAACGCTATGAATTCGTGCTCGTCTGAACATGATGTGTGTATGGGTATAGTAAAAGGTGGCACTCGTTGTAAGCGCCGGGGTATTCACGATGGGTTCTGTGGGTGGCATTTAAATCAGAATAAGACCACCCAGATTGAACCACCCACCCACACCCCTGTCGTTGAGAAGATTACACACACACACCCAGTTGGAAAGCCGTTGTTCTTAGTTGGGTGCCCGGCGTGTGCGCGTCAACAACAGCCCCAGGAAAAGTTACTTATAGGCATCTAGCAGTTACTATGTAATATGAATAGCCGTGCGGATGTTTTGTTACGGTCTGTAGAACAATTTTACTCCAAGGATATCAATTCTGAACATTTGAAGGATATACTTCAAAAACGAAAGGGTATTTCTTTGAGAAATCTAGAGTGGTTTATAACCAATTATTCCAAGACTACAAATTTGAGCTACACGACAAGCAGTGGTAAAAAGTTTATCGTTCATTGTGCGTACAAGTCAAGTTTGGACGGATACAGTAAAAAGCTGTTCGACCCCTTTTGCCGAACGCAGAAATTCGATTTTAAAATCCCCAATTGCGACGCTGTCGTGAGCACGACAATTGCTCAGTTGAACTTTATTATGTGGTGTATAAAGAATAATGTGATTACATATATCCTAGATAACAAACAGGATCTGTTAAATAAAAAGTAATCCACATGAGCCATTGTTATATTCAACCACCATATATCCAATGAAGAATGTACTTATATTGTAAGAATTGGATGTGGCTGTATCAAGTATTCGGCCTTCCACAAAAGTTTTAGATGAAGTCATACCACTAAAGTCCATGGAACCGGACGGAGATGGATTCCTTGGGTTTAAAGAGAATGAATAATTGTATATATTTCTACGCGGTACCGTGAACCCGTGAATATGCGACTGAACGTATTTATAGTAATTGGCACCGGCAGTTGTTGTGTACGGCGGACCGCCACCGTCAAAAAAATCAAGCTGTTTTTCACCGTTCGTGTATATACTGGCATCACTCAATATCTCATAAAGATGTTCGGTTGATACATTTGAAGTTGAATTACTTGAAAAGTTAAATCTGTTTTTAAAATATTCTGGGTCTGATGCGTTTTCGTATCTCTTATCCCGAATGAACCAATGAAACGCCTTTACAGGCAAGCTTGTCACGAGATTGTCTTTATATGCAGATGGGCACCCGTTCAGTGTCGGCGACAACGAGTTTACAACCCCGCTACTGCGATCGAGATTATACTTGGGCTGTCTGGATACGGTATTGTAAATTATAGAAAGTTTGTTGTTTTTGTAGTAAGAGACTTCTTCCGGTGACAGAGCTGCCTCCTCGGTCACCAGTTGAATCTTTTCAACAGACACGCTACCCGTATCTGTGAAAAATGTAACGGGGTTCATGGTAACCTCAACGTATATGTGTTGGTCGGCACACGCGCATGTATAAAACGGCGGGCTATAGGTGTCTGCTGAGTTTGTCTCGCTGCCGGTACTGTCGTTGTTATACCGGTTACCCGGGAGAATTGTGGTTGTTCTGCTAAAAAATAGTTGCAGTGGGATATATAACGAAATTTCTGTCTGAGAAGCGCCCGAGTCCGGAAGCGTGCCGGGCATCTGACCGCCGTTTACAAGAAATCGAGTGCCGTATCGAGTGGATTCATCCAAATACATTTCGTCGTGAATAATATTCCAATCGGTGTGAGTTGTCTGAATCACAGTTTCGCCCACCCTGAAAGACACTTTATTTATGATTGCTCTGCCAATCTGATCACAGTACGTGTTACCAGGGAGCAGGGCTGGCAATTTGAGTTTTAAGTAGCAGTTCAAAAGAACGTCTCCAGATGTTTTTGGATTTATGTTAAAAACAAGAGTCTCTCCGAATGGCCAGTTTGTTTCCGGTGGGCTATTTCTGTGCATCGATATAGACTTGAAGAACGGCGTAAAGTGTGTATGCTGAACCGGTTTATAAGTCCATAAAGAGTTTTTGAAATCTCGGTCTTTATCTATATCTTCTAAGAATGTTTCTTGTTTTCCTATAGCCTTGATGGCTATTTTGGCCCCCGTACCGGCCATATTAACAGGTGTTAACATTTTAATATGTCAGTTTTCCACATGTCTACAACGGTGGTCCTTTGTATCTGAGCAAGTCTGACTTCCGTGTCGTCCACTTCGGTGAGCATCTTGTCTATAGACTCCTCTGTATATTGATAGGTCTTGACGTTCATGAGGTAGTTAAATGAATCTTCCACTTTGATGAAGCTGTGCGCCACCAGATCGCTTTCAATCTGTACCCGCTTGCGCTT